ATTTGAGAGCAAGTGTTGGTGCAGCATATTAACTTCTTCAATGCACCTATTACCTGCTTCAATCGCGGTGCGCCCATCAACCAAAGCCCGTTCATAGTCTAAATCAATTACAAAATGGGGTATTATGGCGGTAGAGTATTCGCCCCTATGCCCGTTTGGTTTTAATTCCCTAAAACCATAAACAGTAGTGGTTAAATTATCTCCCCCATTAGTGGCGTTCACGTAATGTTGTAATTCCTCCATCGTATGCACCACTTTGCGCTTCCGCATATCTACTTCGCGCGGAAAATGTCGAAATAAATGTGCCATTTGTCATCACCAAAGAAAGGTTTGTTTATTCTTTTCTTTTATTATTTCTTCTTGAGCATCAGACCAATGATTTATTCGTTGTTTGGCGATTTCGATATATTCCTCGCTCATTTCAATACCTATAAAATTGAAGCCTTCTTGGGTGGCGGCGATACCAGTTGTCCCTGAACCCATAAAAGGGTCAAGGGTGATTCCATTTGGTTGAGTCACAAGGCGGCATAAGTAGCGCATGAGGGCAACCGGCTTTACCGTTGGATGTGGGTTCTTCATGGGGAGTCGGTTCGCAGGGTTGCGCCCGTTGGCGATGAGTCCTTCTTCACTGTGAAAGCCACCGTAGTCAGTGCGCTCAACATCAACAAAGTGTTCAAGCCCTGCGTTTCGCTCGTCTTTGCTTGCTTTAGCGCAGTAAAAGAATCGGGATGCACCGCCTTTATCTCCATATTGAGGACCACAAGGAATATGATTACGGTTTTTACCCCATATTGCCCCGATAGATTGTTCCCTATCATTACGGGGCGCACCACTTTGAGTAAAACCACTTTGCTCATCAAGCATAGCACTTGCTTCTTTATCAAAAATGATATTCGCAGGGAAACGGCCTTTTGGGTTTTGAACAAAGGTGTTTTCTGTTCCTTGTTGAAACATACCTAATGCTTGCCCCGTTCTTTCATCGGCAGAATGAGATACCAAATTGCCACCTGATACTAATTTATCATTAGTTCCAACCCTGCAACCGTCAATGTTCAATCCGCCTGTGCCATGCTCAAGCACATTCTCAACGATAGTTCCGATGAGAGGCTTACGGGCGACCACGATAGGCTCATGGGCGGGTTTGAGGGCTGAACCCCAACCATCCCATTGTTTCGCTTCGGGTGTGGCGGGGGCAGTTCTCTTAGCATAATTTTCTTTGTTGGGTCTTACCTTGCTTGAATCATACCCCACAACTTTTCTTTCCGCACCTTTGGCTTTGTCTATTGCCTTGCTGATGTTCAACGATTTAGGAAAACCCGACCCATACACCCACATGATTTGGTCCCTGATTTCAAACCCTGCATCTTCAATGTTCACCGCCATACGGTGATAAGTGCGAGAACCGGCGAATGAAAGAAGGTGGCCTCCGGGTTTTAAGACCCTTAAAGCCTCTTTCCAAATCTCAACAGACGGCACATCGTAATCCCATTTGGATTGCATAAAATGTAATCCATACGGTGGGTCGCAGACGATAGAATCAATTGTATTGTCATCCATTTCGGCCATTACCGTGAGGCAATTCCCATGTAATAATTCAAACCCCATAATATCATCACCAAAGGCTTTTTTGAACGGTTGTTTTACTGGCTTTTCTTTCACTTAAATCTAATGAATCAACCGCTTCAACACGCTGCCCAATCCATTTCATTACCGGAACTGCCATACTATTGCCCAATGCCTTGTAGCGGTGGGTTTGGGGGCAATCTTCAATAGATTTACCTTTGTATGGTATTTGAGTATAATTGTCAGGGAAGCCCTGCAAGCGTTCACATTCATTTGGGGTTAGGCGGCGCACAACATGGGTTGTTTCAAATATCGCGCCCACAATCTTCTGTTGTTCTTCGCTTTGTGGTGAACGGCTATCAAGATTCCATGATGTAAGAGTCGGTGCTACCACCCCTTCTTTTTCCATCACCATTGGCCCATTATCAATAGCAATACCAGTATTAGACCCCATCGTTGAAGCCGTTTCACCTGTAATTTGATGATTCCAAATATCAACACCAATTTTTTCATTGACTAAGACTTCCATACCATCTCCGCCCGAACAACGCAAAGTGCATCCTTTTTCACTTTCGCTATATTCAGCAAAATCGCTTTCAATATAGGTTTTAGAAACACCAATACATTGCCGTTCAATACCTGCTCGCATACCTGCCCCTACACCATAAGAAGCGTCAAGGGTTGGTGATGGGTCGTGCATAGGGGCTTGAACTACTATTGCTTCGGCTTCAACGGCCTCTTGCCCTGTTCTTGAGTAAGGAGGCCCTGAAGCCGTCATTGCTGGCCCAACATCAGCACAATGGACTATTCCTTTTTGCATAGGGGTTTGAACCACCATTGCATCAGCCTCAACACGCTCATTACCTGTTCCCGAATAAGGCGAGCCGCCTGCGCTCATTGCTGGCGCAACATCAGCACAATGGACTATTCCTTTTTGCATAGGGGCTTGCACCGCCAAAGTGCTGCTTCCGTCTGAACCACCTTGAGAGCAAACCGTTGCACCCTTTTCTTCACTTTCTTCATATTTAGCAAAACCGGTTTTAATGAAGGTTTGGTCTAATACTGCTAATTGCCCTTCAACAGTCACAGGGTCAGTATTTTCAGTAGATGGTTTGGTTTGAGAAAGGTTTTTCCAATCAAACACAGTGCTTTGGGCTTCAATTGTTTCTGAATCTATAATTATATTTCCTCCCCTATACCCTTCGGCACTTGGGGGGAATGTAGTCAATGTGCTGGCGGTATCAATTTCTTGAACTCCTGAGTGGGGGTTAGAACTTTTCATAGAATTACCCCCTTCTGAATCAATGTTGAAGGCTATTCTTCTTCCTTCACTGGGGGTTGGTATTGCGCCCCCCTCTCTTTCAAGGCTTTTGCCAATAAGGGAGGCAATACTTTCTGTCGTTTGTTTGCCCTTCTTAGAATCCCTGCACAGGCTCTCGGACTCAAATAGAACTGCTGCGGCACTTCGCCAATCTCCATCAATATGTCCGACAACAAACACCCTTCGTCTGCGCTGTGGCACTCCGAAGTATTGAGCGTCAAGAACTCGGTATGCGAACCCATACCCGCATTTTGCCACTTCTCCGAGGAAGGTCGCAAAATCCCTTCCTCCGTCAGACGACAATAATCCCGGAACATTTTCAAATATGAACCACTTTGGCTGAACTGTTCTAACAATTTTGAGGTAGTGGAGGGCCAAGTTGCCACGCGGGTCATCCATTCCAAGTCTTTTTCCGGCAACGGAGAAAGACTGACATGGGCTTCCTCCGACAATAAGTTCTGCTTTTCCTTTATATTCATTCCAATTCACCTTTGTTATATCTCCCAAGTTAGGCACATCAGGGTAATGGTGCGCCAAAACAGCGGAAGGAAAATCATCGAACTCGGCAAATGCTACTGGTTGCCAACCCATGTCGTGCCAAGCCACAGAAGCGGCTTCAATACCAGCAAAGAGGCTAATGTATTTCATAGTGATTCCTCCGGTCGGTATCTTGGGCAGAACTCTTTAAGAGCGCACCACGGGTCGCAAATGCGATATTGTGCGCCCGGTGCTAATAACTTAAACATTGAACCTTTGCCCTCACCTTTGTATTTGCGGTGTGTGCGAATAAGATTCTGCAAATCAGTTAAAAATAATGTAATTTCCTTAACACGGACTGGTTCAACAAAACGGTAGGCAGTATCATCTCCCCCCAATAACCCCTTTGTATGGTCCCAACCCCAATGGGTGACTTTAGAATCAGGGTGTGCTTTTCGCATAAGCCAAACATAAAAAGCCATTTCCTTACGCATATTTTCTAATTTGAACGGGCTATCTTTCCATTGGCCTGTTTTCAATTCGTGAATATGTAATGAACCATCAGCATTAGTGAATATACGGTCAATAATACCAGTAAAATGCACATCTTGTTTTATCCCATCTACTTCAATGGTTTCAATGTGATTAACTACTATTTCATTACCAGTTGGTAAAAAATTGTCAAGATTTGATTTGAAAAAACGCTTCACTTCAATATCAATAAAGCGGTCAATATGTAAATCTTCATCTAAATAATATGGTTCATCAGGAACAGGAAATGACTTTTTGAAATAATCTTTCAATTCTTCATCCTTTAGTGTTTTAGCATAATCCATATCCAATGTATTATAGAACAATTCCACCGCATCGTGAACATTTGTTCCTCTTAGCATATTCTCATTTTGGGGTTCTTTCATACCAATGCAACGTTTAATGAAATACTGCTGCTGACAAAAAGTGAACTCCCCTAAAGAAGATTTACTTATGCGTAATAGTATGTTTTTGTCTTTTATGTTTTTGTGGTGATAATAACAAGACTCCAAACCTTCATGGTCAGGTATTGGGTAAGAACGGGGCATTTTATGTGTTATCATTATGCGTTCACTACTCCATCCCACTTGTTGCCTTTGCTTATATTGTCCTTAGCCCATAGTGGTTGTAAATTGTTTAACGCCCAACACTTCTTGAAGTCGGGGTGGTCTGTTGAATCAAAGTTGAATGATGATACAGGGCGAATGTGGTCTATGTGCCATTCGCTTCTATTATCCCACGACATACCATCAGTAAATTGTGATTCAATATGTCTAACTAAATCCATAGGAGAAAACCCAACCAATGCGAATGTCTTGCCATTTCTACTTATCCCGTTTTTAGTTAAATAATGGTGAATACTTCTTCTTATTCTATCACTAATTGCACCCTTCGGTGTTGAAAGAGTTTTTTTATTATTATGTTTATTTACGCATGATTTACTACAATACTTCTGCCGACTACCCCCACCTTCTCTATCACGGTGAGTCGTTTGAAACTCATTTCCACATTCAGCACAATTAACCATAGGTGGCTTTCCAAACTTTTCATCAGTAATTTCCTGTCGTCTTAGTAGGCCGCCATTCGCATAATTTTCCTTTCTGCGCTTAGAAACTTTCTCTTTTACTTCGGGCCTTTGAGTTCTCATTTTTTCATAAGCGTTATGCTTGGCTCTATACTCATCTGTATTTCTTCGCTTTTGCCTGTTAGCCTTTACTCTTTCAGGATGGCGTTTTCTATATGCCGCTGCTGCACATTTGTTAAGACCGCAAGTGGTGTTATTGATACGAGTAGTTGTATATGAAACTCCACATATCACGCATTCTTTAGTCGTCATCATTCTTCATCACCATAGGGGTTTGGCTCTCGCACCTGACGCATCGGGCATAGGCCAATTCATAGCCTCATATATCAACGATACAGGGGAGAGTATTTGCTTATTTATAACTTCGGTCCAATTTACTTGAAGATTCTTTTTATCATCATCTGTTTTGAAAGCCAAAATGCCGTTATTACCATAAATATAAGGCACACTATCTCCACCCCTAAAGCGGTCTTTGGGGTGCAAATTATTATAAAAACGGGCTGCGCCTTGAAAACCACCAGCATTATCATATGATTCAGGATGCTTACCAAGTCTTGAGCGCATAGTCACGCGGTCAATCGAACATTTACCATTTCTCACTAATTTGATATAGCGGTATATTATGTCGTTTATTTCTTGTTGGTTTGCGTTTTCACAAGTTAATGCTTCAAAAGCAGATTGTTGAATATCTTTAGTCAATGGTGATGAATTACTCTTTTTCATTTCGAAGCCTGTGCAGTGTAATCCTTCTTTGGGCCATGTGACCCAACCAAAATTACGATTCTTTTTAGCGGCAACCCATGATTTCATATGTTTTTCATATTCCACTACAAACCTTTTTGAACCAAACTCTTTTTGGATGCGAGAAGTTAATTCACGTGCAATAGCCTCACCGTCAGTATCGCCAATAGCGATATATGCGCTATCAGTATGGCCCGCCAGTGCTTCATACCCCATTTCATCACACATCTCCATTAAGCGCGATACTAATTGCCGCCCTACATGAGTTATAGTGGATGCTACGGCCATATCGCATTCACCATGACCTGTATGACCCATCAGGCCATATACTGAGGCAGCCGCCCGTTTGAATGCTAATTGAAGCGTATTGAATCCAGCGTATTCTTTTGATGAAGGGTCATACAAACGCATATTAGCCTTCGCATGATTTCGCGCATCGGCCAAATCCATCTGTAATTGAGGCAACACGCCCCTTTTACCTTGATACCAAAATGTGCCGTTGTCTAATTCCTTAATATCATCTCCGGGGCCTTCACGCTGAGTTTCGGGGCTGATATTATTACCTCTTTGTATTTCAGCATACATAGCCCTAAAATCAAAAACACCCACTGATTGATGCCTACCCGTGGTTGGTTCGGCTACAAAGCCACCCCCGTATGATTTATGGCTACCCTTGTTGAATGAACCAGTAGGTGCTTTCCAAGAAGCCCTGCGGCGCAATAAACCCCTCGCGAACTTACTTACGGTAAATACTGACTTGAAAGGCACACCACAAACCCGTTGTAATGCTAAGAAAAATCGGGCTACATGGTATGATTCTTCAATATCATTAGTTAGTAGAATATCCCCACGGTGATAAATCAAAAAATGTTCAAAATCATTGAGCCACATTTCCTCATGGGTCATGCCCTTCATATCAACCTTCCACCGTTCAGGTTCATCGGGAAATACTAATTGCCCTACTGCCGCTAAACGGCGGTCAGACAATTGCCCGTTGCCGCTATCTTTCCACACACGCTCAAAGCCGTGGTTTCTATCAGCAAGGTCAAGGGTCATGCGCCCAAGTAGCATTTGAGAACCTTCGTTATAGACCCCATCACGGGGCAAGTGAGCCATTGGTGGTGAATCGCTCTCCTGAGTGATTGGTGAAAGCCAGCCCATATCTAAATCATAATGCTTGTAGCGTTTGTATATCATAGGCCAATCAGCACGATTGCCCGACCATGTGGTTATCAAATCAGGGTCATACATAGCAAAGGATGAGGCAAAATCCTCAAGCATCTCCTTCTCATTATTGAATAGGTGTAAATCAAGATTGAAAAGTGCCAATAGCGAAGGTATATCTCGCATATCATTATCATCGTTTAACATGATATTATCACAAATGGTTTTTCGGTATTCTCCCTTTTCCTTAACATCAGAAGCCCAATTCCAGCCTTTGATTTCAACAGCCCCGTCACTTTGGTCGGCGGTTGTTGTTGCCCAAATTACCAAAGCATTTTTCTTTACATATTTCTCTAATTGTGTGGGGGGAATACCTCTCTTGAGAGAATCCCATTGTGTGTCTTTCAAAGCCTTTACTTCAATAATTTGCTCTCCTATCATCAAATCATGTGGGTTTTGTTTTTGAAATAGTGGTTGAACTTCTTTTTGTGTATAGTGAGATAACCAACGATATACACCATATTCTGATTTCGTGCCAATGACACTCCCATTCATTTGATTGTGTTGGTATCTCCCGCTACCCTTCTGACCATACTGTTTCTCATAATACAAAGCAGATTCTAATGCTAATTTCACGGCACTTTTCAAATCCGATTTATCCAAAGTAAAGGTGGATAAAAGAGGATGCCAAGCCCACTGCATAACCTCTCCATCGGTGATGAAACCCATAGCGGTTATTTCATTTTTAGTATTCCATTCAAGGTCAAAACCACCCAATTTTACTAAGTAGTCATACCAGTCAGGGAACTCATTTGCTTTGTAATTGTCAATACAATAGCGGTCTGCGAAGCCTATGTCAGCCTCCCAAGATTCATGTGCTAATTCCCTCATACCTCTCACATCAGTAGGGCTATGAGCAACAACCTGCTTCAATTCTCTACCATCTTTAGAGGTGGCTTCCTTTGTTCCCCAAGACCAGCCTTCAAAGCGGCTATTATACAAATCTGTAAGGCGGTCAATATCTTCTGAGGCATCAATAAAAAAATAGGGGTGGCATTCATGGTAAGGGACATGTTCTTCAATTAACCCTTCTTCATCCCTATATCGGATAAATAATTGTGATACTTCTTCACCATCGGCGGTAGTCTTGTATGGTTCAATAATCATTAGACTCCCTCGGCTTCTTCTTGCCGAGGTGCAACAATACAGACTGTTTCCCAACCTGATATTTCGGTGTCGCTATGGTATAGCACAAGTGGGGTGTTTTCACCACCCATTATTTTGATTACTCCTTTGCTCGGCATAGCCATAAGAGCATCCATTATCCACTTACCAAACCAAACGGTTTGTGGTTCTTGTGCTTCGATATTATTATCTTGTGCAATAGGGGCTAACGAGCCTTCAACGCGTATTTTATCACGCTGCACTATCAAGGTCAATTCTTCGTTTTCGTTTGTAGCGATAGCGAATAAAGCACCCTGTTGAATTGGTTTGCCTGTATTGCGTAAGTGGTAAAAATCACTGGCATTGAACTCCATAGAAAAAGCAAAATTATTTTGAACAAAAGTCAGCCAATTGTTATTTCGTGAATCATCAATATGACCCGTCATAATTTCAACACCAGCCAAAGATGATGCACTGGCTATTGGTGGTAATGAAAAAGAGGCAACATTCCCTGATACAGTAATTAAATCATCATCAAGACTCACTTCAACATTTTCTTTACTTGATGAACAACAACCATTTAGTAATGATTTGAATGCTTCTAATTGCCCAATGGGTATTTCCCCTTCGCAAGATGCACGTTCACCTTCCCTGAAGGGCAAGGTTTTGGTAATGAAATACGCTCTTTCAATAGTGCCGGAAGCACTTATGGAGTCATTTGTGATGAATAGCACCAAATCCCCCATTCCCCTAAATCCCTTAAGAAAATTACTAATGCTGGATGAAGCCATTATGAAGCCAACCATTACTGTTCACCTCCGAACTTACCTTGAGCAATACCTGACCAACCAAACCATTTGCCACCTTCTTCATTTCGTTCAAATATACACCACTTTTTGGGTGATGATAAATTGGTGCGGTGTGCCATGAGTGAAGCATAGGCTTTTACTATACCTGTTAATTCTCCCGATTCGTTGCGTTCTTCTTCAAGCCATGTTTTAACTTCTTGTTGAAGCATTCCTTCGGTATCTTTGTGCCACTTTGGTTGCCCATCACCTGCTAATTCGTTGCCTTGATTATCATAATTGGGTTTAGTGTGCGTAATTACAAAGGCGTGTATATTGTTTCGGCACAATTCACGCAACATATGGATAGCCACCTGATACCGAATGGTGCGAAGATTCCAATTAAAACGATTTACAGACTTTTTCTTTTGGTCGCCCTTTTCATGTTGGCGCAGATATACTGCTGCATCCAAACCATCTGCACCCAATTCCAAATCTTCAATCTTCATACAGGTTTCACAAATATGCAACCATTGGTCTGCACCGTCAAATACAATTGTTTTGAGGTAAGGGTTGGGCAAATGGCCGTTGTTTAGAAGGAACTCGCGCTGATGCACTACTTGACCCATAGCCGCCTTTAGAATACCGAGAGTCTTATGATAGGTAGCGAGGAAGTCATAGGTGTCCGTTGTTTCGGGGTCATAATTGAAAACCCACGGATTTAATACTACTATGTTCTTTGCTTTGTCAGCGTGATGTGCTGACCGTGTGCTTGCCCCTCCTAAATCATAATCTAAATGCCATATTTCAGCACCATTTTTAATTTCTTCAGGAGTTAGACTATCTAAAACTCCGCCTGTTTTGCCCGACTTTGGAGGTCCGTAAATACCACAAAGGATGAATTGGTTATCTGTTATTAGTGCGGCCTTTGCACTGTTAATCATAGCGATTATTGCTGGATTAGCATTGGGTAAAGCCACTGGTGCTGAATCTTGTGAAAGACTTGGTGCTGCCTTTGGTTTTTCCTTAAGCACAGTAGGTTGGGCTTTGGGTTGGGCTTTGGGTTGGGCTTTGGGTCGGGTTGCCTTTGATGGTTTTTTCATTTCACCCTTAGCCTTTAATGCTGGCTCAAAATTGCCCTTTGCTGGTGTAAAGTTATCTAAAAATCCTGTTCCCATGTATTTCACTCTCCCACTCCGAATCCGTTAAGGTTTCCTAAATTATTTGATTCCTCAGAAGGTGTTTGATATGGTATTGACTTCATAGGCACTGCATAGATACCTAATGCTTGGATATTTACTACCATGTCGCCATCGGTATTAGTGTAGGAGTCTGTGCGCCCTACAACCCATACTCTTGAACCACGCGCATACTTGACCCAATCGCCGTTTCTTAGCATATTTAGTGGGTTAAAATCTTCATGTAATGCCCCGCTTACCTTTACACCCACACGGGCATTAGGGTTTTCGCGGCGTAGTAGTTGGTTGCTTACTGATAGGTAATAATCTCGCCCTGTATCATCCCACTGGCTTTCTCGGCCTTCGTGGTTAATATCCATAACTCCACCTACAACACACACAAGAGGTCCGTCATAGCGTTGGTTGCCTTTGCGGTCCACATAAGACTCACGGCGGTTTTCAAGGTGGTATTCATCAATGTCTTTTAGATTAACTACCGAATCACCAGTAGTGATGAGGTATTGTTCAGGATTAAAAAGGCGTTCTGCGGTTTGGCGTTTTTGCCCTTCAGGTAGCCATTCAAGACCATATACTGCATTTGGATTACTCACAGTTAGTGTAGGTCCAGCCCCATTGTAGCCTTCTTCATCTAATTTGCCACGGAGAGTAATTGGTTGCCAAAGATTCCAATTTTCGGTGGCGGCTTCCCACGCACCTTCAAGAATAATCAAGCGAGGGCCTTCAACCATAAACGCCTCTTTTGTATTACCGTGAAAAGCCCATGTGGATTTAACACCATAACCAATTGTAGGAGTATTGTCAGGCTTGAGCATAGCAATAGTAATTTGACCGTCAAGACCAATCGCCCATTTTGGGTCTTTAGCATCTGTCTTTTCCTTTGATACATATGTGCCTTTTGAATGTTCAATACACCAAACACCATCTTGAGCAAATACTCGCCCAATGCCCACTTTCTTACCATTGTAAATAAAACCAGTCTTTAGGGCAGTGCCTAAATCTGCGGTAGCCACATCAATAGCCATTTCACGCTTACGCTTCATCATATCAAAGCGGCGGTCAAAGCCAACAAGCATACCGACCCATTCTTCGCCGCCACCTGATGAACCACCACTTGATGAGCGACCAACCGCACAAACATACTGGTCTGTAAAGTGTTCGTAATCTTCATCTTCCAAGCCTTCTATTTTCGAGCCAACACTTGCCCACAAATCAGTAAAGCATTCATTCATCCAAGAAGCAAAGGCGACTTTCGCCTCATCCAAATTACTCAAACCGAGTATGTTTTGGGCTTCTTCTAAGCATTTATTTCCGTTTTCTATTTCTTCTGACATATATTATCAACCTCTTTTATTAAAATCCCCAAGCATAGCATGGAGGAATAGCAAATCACCAGCATTCCAATCCGGTGAACGGGCAGCCCACTGCCCCAAAATTAACATATGATTTAACGCTACAAATTGTCCGTTTTTCTTTTGTGAGGGGGAGTCGCCCCTAAGACCTGTTTCATATATTTTTAGTATATTATGATGTAATGCTTCAATGGCTTCATCACGACTTGCACCTGCTTTTATAATAGCGTTGCAGCAAGCAAAACCATTAACCCATTCTTTTTTAATTATTGTGTCATAAAGAGGGGAACAAACATCGTGATTCTCGCTAATGCGTTCTGCAAGAGAGTGAGGGTTTTCAGGGTTGCATATCTGCAAGGTTTTCAAACAAGAGCGCAAATCACCCTTGTAGTGATAAATCAAATCGGGTATTGAAGCCAACCATTCTTGGGGGAATGATTCACTTTCAATAACGGTAGCCAAAAAATCTTCTGCTTCATTTCCACTAAGAGGTGTGAAAATATAGGCAGGTAGCCTTGAGCGTAGCGCAGGTATAACTTTAGAAATGCGATTACAAGTTAAAATCCATAATGTATGAGTGCTGGTTAATTCAATTATTTGGCGCATTGAATCTTGAGCATCACGGGTCAAACCGTCTGCCTCATCCAATACAATAATTTTGAAGTTAATACCTATTGCCTTTTGTTCAGCCAAGCCCTTTAATCTGTCGCGCACAAATTGTATGCCTCTTTCGTCAGAAGCGTTGAATACATGATAATTAGCGGCAAAGTGCGCCCCCAATAGGTCTTGGGCAATAGCATGGGCGGAAGCGGTCTTTCCTGTTCCCGGAGGGCCATGAAATAGCACCCCCCCGCACTTTAGAACAAAACGGTTGTTCTCATAAACCGACCAATGTTTAACATCAGCCTTGAGAGCATCTAAGCCTACCATGTGGTCGAGAGTAGTGGGTCTATATTTCAGCCATAGTTGAGTCATAGTATTCTGCCTCCGGTATTCTCACCCCAAAAGGGGATTGCATATAAGAATACCCCTACCATAGAAAACCCTCTCCTTTGGGTGCTTGTTGGCTCGCAGTAGCCTTTTTCTGCTTCGTTTTCAATAGCGTTCCTTTATTATGGGGTAAGTGTTTCCAGTCTTTGGGTTTTATTTGACTTGCTACAAGCCGAATGAAAGATTTATTACTGGCGAGTAAATTAAACCAAGCACTTTCGCTTGGTCTTAATCCGAATGCTTGTAGTAGTGATGAAGGAATTGGTTTTTTTATTTTGGTAGGGAAGCGTATTTGGTTGTGGCCGTTGGGTGTATGGGCTAAAGCCAAAGCATCAATCAACATAGAATCAGGGACCTTGTGTAGCATCTCACGTGCTATGATGATTATTGCTTGGTTGTGAGGATATGTTGTATGTAGAGTATTTATTAAAAATGACCTGCTAAGGCCACCCCCATGTTTGAGGGCTTTTCTCACTATCTCTCTATCTACCTCTAAATCAAACAAAGCAACCAAATCAAATGCCCTTAGTGCTTCATCACCAATCACCACGGGGTCTGCATTGGGGCAAACCTTGAACCAATCTTGGTTGTTTGATTCCTTAATTTCAAATAGATTCATTTTCTAACATCTCCAAAATTAAGCGTATGTCGGCGTGTGTCTTGTGAGGGGGAATAGCCCCGTTCCATTTTTTAACATCTGCATACCCTTCGGGGTTTTTTGTGTATTTTTCAAAAGGTTTGAACAACCTTAGTAATTTAGTAATATGTTGTGGTTCTTTGTAGCGGTGGCGGATAGGTAGCCCCAAACCCTCTAATGTTTTTACCACATTCTCAGGTATGTCTTTGTGGTAATATATTGAACATACAGGAAATATCTCATAACCAGTATGATTATTCTGACTCAAGCCACACCTAATATAGAACATGGTGTCTTTAGAAAACTCAATCATAAACAGTGCTTCTTCAATGGCTTCTTCGCTGGTGAGCATTATTCTTCATCCCCCATAAGCCATTCAATTTCATCTACTGGTATAACATCACTAATACCCGCTTTAGGTGCTAATGCTATAATATATCCTTGAATGATAATTCCTCTATCATCATAATCTGCAAATTGAACCTTTACTTCAACAAATACTGGGCTGGTCACTGCTGCCTCATTACCTTCAACCGCTTTAACATCAGGGTCGGTGTATGATTTGAGGTGTTTTTCGAGGTAATTCTCACTATGGATAATACCCACTTCGTAGTAGCCATCTATACCATCTCTTGCGCTGACACGCCACCGATTCATTACTAAGCCCCTCATTTCATCACGCACCCAAACACCTGCTGTAAGACGGAATATCTCACCAGTATAAGTCATTGAATATCTAACGGTAGTCATTTTACTGTTGGTATAATGCACTTTTGTTCTACCATTGTGTAAAAAACACAATGCCTTTTTAGTTAATTTGGCTTTCATTTGGGCCATATTTTCAACCCTATCAATATCCTTAATGAACATTTTATGACAATTTTTGAACAACCACTCACGCCTTTTGTAAAAAGGGAGGTCATGTAAGCCGTCAGGGGTAAATAAAACATCAACCACCTTTACTGGCAAATCATCTTGAGAAACACGTTCAATCATGTAAATGCCCTTTGGTAAAAAAGAAAGTAATTGGGGTAAATCTTCACCTTCATCTTCTATATCCATACCATTTGGGTCATATAATTTTGTGAAGTCATTATGCACATGAAGGGTTAGCCTCTCACCGCGTATCAATTCAAAAAAACACATTGAAAATGGTAGTGAAGTATCATCCCAAGTGGGGGGTAAATGAATCAGCATTTTATCACCAATGGTGGGGCAAGAGGGCAAATCATTGGAGGCAAGTAAATGGGTGGCTACCTCATGTAGTGGTATTAACTGTGCTGCCCTGTTAATTCGGTCAGGGGGCATTTTATGAACATAGGCCAGTGCGTGAATTATTGTTCGGCGGCGGATATTACCAACCCCCCTTTTCATCATAACCAAGAGCCAATACATCTCATAGCGAGTAAGGCGATTGAGTAGTGGTCGTAGTAGTATTGCTCTCTCCCGGTTGCTATTAGTATTCAGTATTCTTTTTATTTTATCATACACATAACTAAAGGTCATGGGGTCATAATCCATTTCATCAACCTCACTAAAATCTGCGAGTATTTGTATTATGTCCGGCTCATCAACCACTTCATCAGCATACATATCTGTCAATATGTAAAATATCTCATGTAAATCTTCTTCTTTTATTTTGTTGTTGAGTCGTTCATCATTACCATGAAAAAATCTAATCATTTGAGGTTGTTCGTCAGGGGCATTCCTAAATAGACCTTGAATCGGCGAAACATTCCATTTACCTTTACTGGTGAACATTTGGGCGCAAGCCCCTGCTACGGTCTTA